CTGTGGTTAATAATTCACAAGATGATCAGATACTAAAACAAAAATTACACAGTAAAACCTTTTGGTTAGAAATACTAAGACAATTTGATAAAGAGAGCGGTGAACTAGAATATTTTGAAAGTACCTGGGTTAATTTAGTCAAACAATTTCGTGAAGATGTTTTACCCGCCGAAGAACTTCAAATTAAGCAGTTCATAACTATTGATATTCTTATTAATCGTAGCATGAAAGAACGTAAACGCCACATAAATGAAACTGAAAAATTACAACAAGTTATTAATGAAATATACGCCAAACCAGAAGATCAACGAGATACCCAAAAACTCATCAATTTAGAAACTCAACTAACTTTCGCCCGTAATAGTGTAGCCAACTATACTAACGAATATACCAAACTTCTTACTGAACAACAAAAAATAAGCAAAGATCTTAAAGCCACAAGAGAACAACGAATCAAACGTATCGAAGATGGAAAAAGTTCTTGGACGGGTCTTATACGTATGTTAGAAGACGAAGAAATAAGAGAAAAAGAAGGGCGCGAAATGGTAATATTAAATATGGCCACTAATAAAACAAAAGACGTTTTGCAGCAATATCACAGTTATCAAGATGGTAAACTAGATATTCCTTTGCTAACACCAGAAGCAGTATTAAAGAATTCAGATGAAACGTGACTATAGCGATCCTTTATATAAAGTCTGGAGACAAAACGTAAGACAACGAGACAACAATATTTGTCAATGGCCCAATTGTAAAAGCTCTAAAAAGTTGCATGTTCATCATATTAATAAGTGGGCATCTAATGCTCATTTAAGATATGATATTAATAATGGTATAACGCTATGTAAAAGTCATCATGATATGGTTAAAAACAATGAAGATAGTTATATAGAGTTTTTTAGTAAACTTTTATCTAATCAAAAATATAATTATGATAAATAATGATTTTACTATAATAGTGGATACAAGAGAACAAAAGCCGTGGGAATTTTCAGAATACTCAACGGCCCATCAAAAATTAGATACTGGGGATTATAGTATACAAGGCTTTGAAAATATTGTAGCAATAGAACGTAAACGTAATGTTGCAGAAATTGCTAATAATATAACAGAAAGTCGATTTGAAGATGTTATTAATAGATTAAAACAAATTAAATATCCTTTCATACTATTAGAATTTAATTTACAAAGTGTTCTTCAGTATCCTATAGGATCATCAATTCCTAAACGACTATGGAGTAAAATTAAAATTAGTCCTAATTATATTATTAAGCATCTTATAGATTTACAAATAGAACATAATATTAATGTTATCTTTTGTGGAGACTCTGATAATGCTGAACACATGGCTACTTCTATTTTGAAACGAATCTATAAAATAGAACAAAATAATAAGGATCAAAATAATGTATGAAGATGCATGGTTAAATCTTGGAGAATTATCAGAATTAAACATATCTACTAATCCTATGATAAATAGGATAGAAAAAGATATTGAGAGACCAGATATTCATCTTTTAAAATTGCTCAGAGATCCTATTAATTTCGGATCAACATGTAAATTATTATTTGATATTGAGCTTCATCCTATCCAAATAGCTATTTTACAAGAATTTTGGATTCGTCCGTTTCCTATGTTTATAGCTTCTCGTGGTTTTGGTAAAAGTTTTTTAATGGCATTATACTGTACATTAAAATGTATCTTTGTTCCAGGAACTAAGATTGTTGTTGTGGGTGCCGCTTTCAGACAGAGTAAACTAGTATTTGAATATATGGAAACGTTTTGGCGTAATAGCGCTATATTACGCAGTATATTTAATGGTAACGATGATGGTCCGCGTCGAGATGTTGACAGATGCACAATGAGATTTGGAGATAGTTGGACGATTGCTATTCCTATGGGTGACGGTAGTAAAATTAGAGGTTTAAGAGCACACATTATCATCGCAGACGAGTTCGCATCAATCTCTCCTGATATTTATGAAACCGTAGTATCAGGGTTCGCAGCAGTATCTGCTACTCCTATACAAAATGTTAAAAGAGAAGCTAAAAAACAAGCTATGAAAGAAGCTGGACTATGGAATAGTGATCTAGAAGAATTGAGTTTTAAAATGGGAAACCAGGCTATTATAGCAGGAACTGCTGATTATGCTTTCAAGCATTTTGCTAGTTACTGGAAAAGATATAAGAGTATAATAGAAAGTAAAGGAGAAAAACATAAATTAGAGGAAATTTTTAAGAGTGAAATTCCTGAAAATTTTAACTGGAAAGACTATAGTATTATTAGAATACCATATGAACTTATTCCAAAAGGATTCATGGATGATAAACAAGTAGCTCGTGCTAAAGCTACTATTCATACTGGTATATATAATATGGAATACGCTGCTTGTTTCACCGAGGATAGCGACGGATTCTTTAGAAGAAGTTTAATAGAAAACTGTGTTGTTAAACCAGAAAACCCAATCATTATTAATGATGAAAAAATTATATTTGATGTTAGAACTAATGGAGACTCAAAATACAAATATGTTTATGGTATAGATCCAGCCAGTGAAAAAGATAATTTTAGTATTGTTGTATTGGAGTGTCATGGAACTCATACTCGTATAGTATATTGTTGGACTACTAACAGAACCAATTTTAAAGATCGTCAAAAAGCAGGATTATCAAACGAACATGATTTTTATGGGTTTTGTGCTAGAAAAATACGTAACCTTATGAAAGTTTTTCCTTGTGAGCGAATAGGTATGGATGCTCAAGGAGGTGGCGTTGCAATTGAAGAAGCCTTACACGACCCAGATAAACTAGAGGAAGGAGAACATTTAATTTGGCCTATCATAGATGATAATAAATCTAAAGATACAGACGATCAATCAGGTCTACATATTCTGGAACTTGTTCAATTCGCACGAGCAGATTGGACAGCACAAGCAAATCATGGACTTCGTAAAGACTTGGAAGATAAAGTTTTATTATTTCCAAGATTTGATAACGTAAGTTTAGCACTAGCACTAGACCAAGAAAATAAAGATATTTTAACAGCAGATCTTAATCCAATTTATGATAGTACTAGTGAATGTATACTAGAAATTGAAGAACTAAAGAACGAATTAACAACCATAGTTATGACGTCAACAAGTACTGGTTCTGGAGCAAGAGACAGATGGGATACTCCAGATTTAAAATTACCGAATGGTAAAAAAGGTAAATTAAGAAAAGACCGATATAGTGCTTTATTAATAGCAAATATGTTAGCGAGACAATTTACTAGGGCTCTTGCCCCTATTAACTATGATATTATAGGAACAAATGCTCAAAATTCACCCCAGTCTAATAATAAAGGCCAAATGTATAAAGGGCCAAGTTGGTTTACAGAAGGAGCTAATGAAGATATATACATGGGAATATATAAATAAGTGTATTAATACTATTATAATTCTATTACAATTAAACTATAATTATGGCTAAAAAATATCCAAAAAGCGAAACTATACAAAACGCATCTTTGTCACCAGAAAATGCATATATTACATGGGGAGATGATTTAGATAGTAAGCAAAAAGCCCTAGATCAAACAGCAGGATGTCTTGATGAATATGGCCTATATAGATCTAGTGCAGCTTTTCCAGGAAGAATAAATAATTTTTCTAATATACTTCCTAATATTTCTAGTCGCCCTGGATTTACCAGAGGAACATACGACTATTTTAGATATGATGAGGCCGTACCAAATCATATAAAAGAAATTATTCGTCGTGCAGATGATATCTATCAAAAGGTTGGTTTAGTTAAAAATGTTATTGATCTTATGGGTGATTTTGCTGTCCAGGGTATAAAGTTAGTTTGTAAAAATAAAAAGACAGAAAGATTTTATCGTAAGTGGTTTAAAAAAATTAATGGTAAAGAAAGAAGCGAAAGATTTCTTAATAATTTATATAAAACTGGTAATATAGTTATTAATAGACAAACAGCAAAAATTAGTTTAAAAACTAGCGAAAACTTTTTTAGAACAACTGCTTCTCCAGATACAACAGAAAATGATATTGATATTGTAAATGTTGAAAAAAGAGAAATACCTTGGAGATATACTTTTATTGATCCTGTATACGTTCATGTTTCAGCAGGGTCTCTTTCGTCTTTTGTTGGTCAAAAAAGATATGAATTAGTTTTACCAACCAGTTTAAGAAAAACTATCGCATCACCAAAAACAGAAAATGAGAAAATAATAGTTTCTGGTTTACCTAATCAAATTTTAGAAGCAGCTAAAACCAAAAAGCCATATCCTCTCGATCCAGAAAAAACTTGTGTTTTTCATTATAAGAAAGACGATTGGCAGAGTTGGGCTTTTCCTATGATTTATAGCATCATGGATGATATTACAGTTATAGAAAAACTAAAGCTAGCAGATATGGCCGCTCTTGATGGAGCCATAAGTAATATTCGTATATTTAAACTAGGTAGTTTAGAGCATAAGATCGCTCCAACTAAAGCAGCAGCAGCTAAACTATCATCTATATTACAAAATAATGTTGGTGGAGGAACTATGGATCTTGTATGGGGTCCAGATATAGAATTAATTGAGAGCAAAACCAATGTTCATAATTTTCTTGGAGAAGGTAAATATACTCCTCATCTTAATAGTGTTTATGCTGGTCTTGGTATTCCTCCAACACTAACTGGTACTTTCGGTGCTGCTGGCACAACCAATAATTTTATTAGTCTTAAAACTCTTACTCAAAGACTTCAATATGGCAGAGACACACTAGTTAGTTTTTGGGAAAAAGAAATTGAGATAGTACAAAAAGCAATGGGATTTAAATATGCAGCAAAAATTGAATTTGATAGAATGGATCTTAGTAATGAAGATGCTGAAAAGGCATTACTAATTCAACTATTAGATAGAAATATTATTTCCGATGAAGTTGTTCAATCAAGATTTGGATTTGATCCTGATATGGAAAAAACAAGAGTTAATAGAGAAAATAGAGAAAGAAAAACAAGTAGAATGCCTCCAAAATCAGGTCCATTTTATGATCCTATGATAGAAGAAACTCTTAAAAAGGTTGCTTTACAACTGGGTATCGTAACACCAAGTCAAGTGGGTCTAGATCTACCAAAGAAAAAATCGAGCGAACAAACAGCCATAGAAATGAAAACAGTAATGCCTTCCAAAAATGTATTATCAGTTAAAGATTCGCCAGAATCTTTAAAAGGTATACCACAACAAGGCAGACCCAAAAACTCTAAAGATTCAAAACAAAGAAAAGCAAAAACTTTTAGTCCACAAACCGGCGCTAAATTACATATTTGGGCAAATGAAACACAAGATAAAATTTCGCAAATAATCAATCCAATACTACTTGAGTTTTATCAAAAGAAAAATATGCGTAGTTTATCTAATGAAGAATATTCTGAGGCAGAAAAAGTCAGAACAAAACTTCTACTCCTATCTGCACCATTTTCTCAAATAGATGAAGATAATGTTGTCAAGTCTTTTGGATCACTAAATAACGATTCAGAAAATACTTATAATTTATATATACAATTTTTAAACTCAACTAAAAATAGTCTTAATAGAGACTTAACTGTTGACGATATCAAAGATATCAAATCTTATTTTTACTCATTGGTGTATGATCATAAAAATAATGGAGATTTA